CATAATAGCAAAAGCAATAGGTTTGACTGCCGACAAAATTGCTGAAGGAAACACAATTTTAGATATTGTGGGAACACATAGTGGATTAGATACTTCTAATGCAACAGCTACTTCATTAGATATGGTTGAAGGAAAGACTGCATATGTTAATGAACAATTAGTTACAGGTATTGTTCCTTCATATAATTCTACAAAACCAGTGGAATTAAGAGGAACATATGAAATAATTGATTCTACAAATCCATATTTTATATTAACAAAACAAACAACACGAGGTGTTATTTATAATGATATATTGAAACTACCTGCAAGTGCTATAGACCCTTCTTGGATAGAAGACAAAAGCTTTGTAATAAGAGTTAATAATACAAATGAATCAACATCTATTAAATATAGAATAGAGCTGGATGTGGCTCCAAAAGGAAGTAAATTTAAATTTAGTTCAAGCCCAACAAGTAGAGGTTGGGATATGGGTATAATTGCCTATGACAATAGTAATAAATTGATTCCATTTACTATATATTATTGTTTTGTTAATACATTAGAAGGAATAGCTTCTAGTGCTTGGTATAAAGAAGAAAAAACAGATACTTCAACATATGCTAGTGGAAAATTGAGTGATATAGAATATATATATGCATATTCTTCTGATGCTAGTATAAAGAATGGGTCTCATAGTGCTAGTGATGGTGTCCCTGCAATGAATGATAAAATAGTAATTAAAGACACAGTAAATTCAATTACTAATGGGGCGCACATAAATAATAACACAGAAATATATACAAAAATACCTCAATCTGATATTGCTACACATATAGGATTAACTTCAAGTATGATAGCAAAAGGACAAAGTGTATTAGGTGTTGCAGGAAGTCTTGAAGTTTTAGATACTTCTGATGCAGATGCTACTGCGGCTGATATTATTAAAGATAAAACAGCTTACGTTAATGGTCAAAAAATTACTGGTACGGCTATATTAGGCGTTGACATTTCAGATGCTACTATAAGTGAAGGAGATGTGGCTGAAGGAAAATTAGCATATTCTAGTGCAGGAAGAATAACTGGTACATTACCAAATATTACAGACACGTTAGAATATGGAAATATAGACATAGTAGATAATAGTACAAATAGTAGATTAGATTTAACTATTACAAATGAAACAGATAGAATAGTAAGAAAAGATGTTACTATGCATAGTACTATTGGTTATTCTAGTTTGGCAAGTACTATTGGATTAACTGCTGAAAAGTTAGTTAGAGGAAATACTATTCTTGGAATAGAGGGAACTCAAGCATTGGGATATGATACTTCAGACGCTACTGCTGTTGCAGGAGATATTGTAAGCGGTAAGACTGCTTATATTAATGGTGGTGTTGTTACTGGTACATTAACAGCAGTTACAGGAAATTTAACTGTGCCAAATTCAGAAATAACATTATCTGATAACACTAACGGGAAAGTACTAGGATTGACACATCAACTTACAGAAAAAGCAATATATGACACAGGAAGTACTTTAAATTATCAAGTTGGATATTCTCAACTTGCACAATTATTTAAAATTACAGGAGACAAAATAGTTAAAGGAAATACTGTATTAGGTGTTGAAGGAACTGCTTTAACAGGAGACCATTATCCACAACTATACACTTCAATTGAAGCAATGAATGCAGATACAACAAAACCAGATGGCACTTTTGCAATAGTATATGGAACAACATATGATGGAACATTCATTTGTAGTTCAGGTGTTTGGGAACAAATAGGTCAACCAACTGAAACAGTAGAAACATATAACTCATTATCTTTAATGGATGAAGATGAAGCAACATATTACGAAGGTATGGGTGGAACAGAAGAAGAAATTGTAACAGTTTTAGATAAAGTTTTAGGAAACGAGGAGGAAGTATAGTATGGCAACATTAAAAGAGAAAGCCGATGAGATTCTTTTAGAGAAACAAACCAAAGTAAGACCAGAAAATATTGTTGCTGGTGTTCAAGTTTTTGACGTAACTGGAACTGCTGAAACTTTAAAATTACAAGGTGCTGTAAGCGTAACTCCAAAAACAACCCAAACAGTTGTTACACCAGAAGCTGGATTTAATGGTATGTCTAAAGTAACAGTAGAAGCTGTAGACAGAACTATCGATGCAAATATTATTGCTTCAAATATTAAATCTGGAGTAACAATATTAAATGTTACAGGAAATTTTGAAGGAGATGGCGGAGAAGGTAGCGCTAAAGTTTATGAAAGTGTAGAAGAATTAGAGCTAGAAGAAAAAAAAAATATTGGAGATAAAGCGGTAATTGCAAAATCTGGGTATTTGCCATTAAATAAATATATGAGTGCTACTAAATTATATTTTCCAAAAACAGTAGTTTTATCTGGAACTTTTAGTGGGCATAATTTAACATTTGAATTTGACGAAGGAAATTATTCACAAATATTTTTTCAAACAACTTGGAATGGCGTACAATTCCAAGGGAATTATGAAGATAAATTGGGGAATGAACATACTGTAAATGTAACTTATACTACATCTGACAATTTAACATATACAAGAACAGCTTGTAGCCCAATGAGTGAAACAGAAGATGGAGTTATAGATTTTGGAGACTATCATATTTATTGTGATAGTGATTGGCAAGAATGGTATGATTATGCTGGAAATTTCATTCAATATAAGACAGAGATATTTGATGGAGCGTACTCTTGTGTAGCATCAGATATTACTGTACCAAATGTTGTTAGTTTCCCAACTATTGAAAATTTAGCAACACAAACATTAACAAGCACTCCAGTATATAGTGCAGAGTTTTTACAAAGATGGAAAAATTATGATAGATTTTATAATTCAAATTTTTATGTAATAATTGATGAATATGAAAATGATATGGTAGAAGGTGTTGCAACAATAAGACCTACTAAATATTCTTTTGTAAGAACAACTGGTGGAGGATATATTGCAATAGGGAAAGATGGTTGTGTAGGCTTAACATCTTGGTCAAATAATAGTTCTCCAAATATGATATTAGAAACATATGAAGATAATTTATTAATAAATAGTGAGACATTAACTTTAACAGCAGTTGAAGGAACAACTTCAGGAATATCTACATATAGTTTATGTGGAAAATTAGTTGGTAGAAAATATGTTGCATCTACAACAACAATAACAGAAACTTTATTTGGAGTAGATGACACAATTACTTTAACTTGGACAAGAGAAAGTATATTGCAATTGTCATCTTGGGAAAAATTAAATAATGCAACTTTAAGTTCTCCAGACCAATTAGTTAAAGGTTATGTAGCAATGGATAAAAATAATAAACTAATAATTGGTACATTTAAAGGTACAGATTCTTCAAAAGCTACTGCAACAGCAGGAGATATTGTAAAAGGTAAAACTGCATATATTAATAATACTGAGATAACAGGAACAATGGCAATAATGCCAGATAATACTTTAATGGCAGTAACAGCAGTAACAGATAATACGACAGAAAGTGTATTAGATATGGAAGTAACTAATGGAGAACAAAGAGTAGTTTCAGCAAATGCAAAAATTAAACCAAGAGCAAATTACTCTGATGTGGCAGCAGCAATTAACCTTACAGGAGATAAATTGTTGGCAGGGAATACAATTCTTGGTGTTGTAGGAACAGCAACAAGTGGTGAAGGACTTGCTGGTGGAGCTCACTTATTTGCATCTGTAGAAGAAATGAATGCAAGTGAAGATGTTAAAGAGGGAGAAAAGTCTGTAGTATACAATTATGTACCAACTACATATGAAAACATTAAATCTTCATCTAAATTTAAAAAGGCATATTTTCCTAAAACAATAGTATTGTCATCAGCACCAACAGCATTAGGATATATGCATACATACTTTAAAAACGCTGATGAATCAAAAGAATTTTATTTTAGTGGAAGTTATGATGATTGGGATGGAGACATTATGTTTGATTTAATGTGTCACGGATGTTTAAGTGTAAGTTATTCATACAATTCAACTACAATGACAATAACAAGAGGAACAATGTCTGGTTCAACATTGGTTAGCATAGATAATACTACAGGTATTGTTGATTTTGGAGAAGAATTCCATTTTGATGCAGAATATTCTGATTGGAGTTCTTTCTTAGGAAATATTATGAAAGTACCAAGTGAATCATCAGCACAAGACTTTATTGGTATCTATATGATGAATAATGGAGTACAAGAATTGGCTCCAACACAATTTGATGCAAAACCAGAATATGTATATAATGGAACATTCTATACTGACACTGGTGTTCAAACAGGAACAATGCTTGCACAAACAGATAACACATTTGTTGGTGGAGACCACGAGATTTATGCTCAACTAATGAAAATATATAATTCAATGGAACCTGTAGTTGCAACAGATGAAACTAAAAATCCAATAGCAAAAACTGTAAAATATATTCCAACAAAATTAGATGGAACATCTTTATTAAATACAAGTTTAATAACAAATGCAAATGGTTTCTTTTATGGATATGATAAATTAAAAACTATTGAAGGAATGGATTTTTCAAATGCGATAAATATGAGTAGTTTCTGTGGTAGTTGTGATGAGTTAGAATATGTTAAATTGGGAGATTTACCAAATGTAACAAGTATTTCGCAAATAGCTTCTTGGATGTATAACATTAAAGAAGTTGAAATTGGAGACACTCCAAACTTGACAAGTTGTACAGATATGTTTAAATGGGCTCCAAATTTATATAAACTACCAAACTTAAATACATCAAAGGTAACTAATATGAGTAATTTTATGTATCATTTACCATTGGTTACAAACATTCCACATTATAATACAGCAAGTGTAACAAATTTTGCTTATTTTATGTCAGATATGTCAAACATTACATCAATTCCAAATTTTGATGTAAGTAATGCAGTTTATGCTTCTAATATGTTTGCTGATTGTATTAATTTAACAGCAGTTCCTGATTTGAGTATGCCAAAATTAACTTCTGCATATGCAATGTTTAGTAATTGTAGACAACTAACAACTGTTAATATTACAAATTTAAGTAATGTTACAAGTATGTGTTATATGTTCCAAAATTGTACTAATTTAAAATCAATTGGAGATTTGGGACTAGATACTAATAAGACAATTAACTTTAACAGTGCATTTAGAAGATGTGCAAATTTAGTTGATATTCCATTCTTTGCAGGAAAAGTTGCAAATATATGTGAAATGACTTTGGGATGCAGAAATATGTCTAATGAATCTTGTATTAATGTTGTTAAGATGGCATTAAATAGTACTCAAACAGGAAAGAAAACATTATTAACAAATAATTATTATAGCCCATTCTATGAAACAAAATTTACAAATAGTTATTATCAAGACTATGTTGAAGCATTAAGAGCAGCAGGATGGACTTGCTAGGAAAGGGTGATGGCAAATGTCAAGTGAATTAAGAATACAATTAAACAATATTGTTGAAGAGAAAAATGCCAAAATCCTACCAGAGAACATAAAAAAAGGTGTAACAATTTATGGAGTTGAAGGTACTATAGTAGAGACTGACTTTAGTGATATAACAGCTACTGCTTCGGACATTAAACAAGGAGTAAGTGCTTATGGAAAAAATGGAGAGAAGTTGGAGGGAACTTATGTTCCCTTCGACACATCAGATGCTACAGCAACTGCTAGCAATTTAGATAAAGGAGCTATTGCCTATACCAAAGACAATGAACGAATAGTAGGAACAACAACACTTTTAGATGCTACAGCAGAACCATTGACATTACCATTTGCAGGAAAAGGTGGAGGCGGAACAGGAACTGTAATTAATTTAACTGAATATATTCCTGTTGTATATGAATCTTCTTCTGGAGGAGAATTTGGTCAAACAATATTGTTCCCTACATCAAAATTGCCTGTTGATATAGCAGGAAAAAATATAGTATTGAGAGTTGCGCCTAGAAGCTATTATTATGAATCTTATTCATTTTGTGCTGAATTATTAATTGCACCATCAATGGATAATTGGTTTGATGTAAGACGTGATTCATCAAGAGATTTAATTAGATGTTGGAGTAATGATGAAAGTACAAGAACTAATTTTCAATATTATAGAATTGCTTTTTCTGGAGATGGTCATACGATAGAAGAAATTACAGCAGACAAATGGGAAGATAGAGGATTAGTATCAGTAACTTCTGAATATCGTACAAATAATAGTTGGTATCGTTTTTCTACAAAGAATATGATTAATAAAGGTGGACTTGGTGCAGGACAACCATATCAAGGACGTGGAGATGATTGTTTCGTAAAGACAACATTGGGTTCATCAGCACCTATCTATAAATTAAAACAAGGTGGTGTGTTAATAAATAGGGTTCCAAACGCAGAAGTAGCAAAGGCAATAGGATTAACTGCGGATGATATTATTAGTGGAAAAAGTTATTTAGGTATAACTGGTACAGCAGATATAGAATCATTTTTGGAATATGATGATTGTTTAGATGTGGCAACTCAAATTTTAACAGGAGAATCATTAATGCCATATGAATTTCTTGAATATATTGAATCGTCAGGAGAGCAATATATTGATACTGGTATATGTCCTATTGCAGGAAATACTTCGGCAGAAGTTGATTTCCAAATAACTCAAAATCGTACAGGAGAACAATGGGCATTTGGACAATGGACAGGATTTGTATCTGGAGTGAGTAATGGTAACGGATGGCGTTGTGGTGGCTCTAATGGAGCTTTTGATACAGCTAGAGGATTTACTTATTCAGGTACTAACTTTACAAGCAGAGTTACTGCAACTTCAACAGCTAGTACAATTACAGCATCTTATCCAATGCTTTTATTCTGTCAGCAAGAAGTAGGAACTCCTGCTTATTTAGGAAATAGTTATATAAGAATTTATGGTTGTAAAATATGGGAAAGTGGAATTTTAGTTCGTGATTTTGTTCCAGCAAGACATAAAACAATAGGAACGTTAGGAATGTATGATTTAGTAACTAAAACTTTATATACTAATGCTGGTACTGGTACATTTATAGCTGGTTCTGTAGTAGAGGAGGTGTGATGAGTGTCTGAATTAAAAGAAAA